GGTGATTCTGGTTCTGATAGTGCTGCTCTTGGTGAAACACTAAACGTTGTATCTGGTGAAGGTATCGATACAGTAGTTACATCAAACACAATTACCATATCAGGTGAAGATGCAACAACATCAAATAAAGGTATTGCATCATTCAGTTCTGATAACTTTGCTGTAACAAGTGGCGCAGTGACAGTAACAACTATTGATGGCGGCACATTCTAAATAGTCGCTAGGAGATTTATAGTATGGCGACAGTCATTAAGTTAAAAAGAGGAACAACAACACCCACTACAAGTGATATCACAAGTGGTGAAGTTGCAATCGACACCTCTGCTCAAAAATTTTACATTAACGATTCTGGTACTGTAAAAGAAATAGGCGGAGGAACTTCTTCTAACTCATTTACAACTATTGCCGTATCTGGTCAAAGTAATGTTGTTGCCGATTCTTCAACAGACACTTTAACAATCGCTGAATCTGGTCTTGTTGCTGTTACAACAAATGCAGGAACAGACACAGTGACAATTGGAACTCCTAGTACAGCAGCTATTCCATTTTTAAAATCAGATGGTTCAAGTTCTAATATAGAATTACAAACATCAGGAACAATTGGAGAGATTTTGACGAACTTATATATACCTTTTACAACAAGTAATGGAACAGCAGTTGAAACACTCGTGGTAGGTACAGCATAATGGCAAATGTAATTCCAGTCAAAGCAACGTTTACCTCAAGTACAGTAACGGGTCTTGCCGAATTTCAGTCTGGTGATACAATTGATATCTCAACATATCTTTCAGCAAGTTCAATTACTTTTGCAGGAGATTCAGGAAGTGATTCAGCATCATTAGGTGAAACATTAACTATTGCAGGTGGTACTAATATTACCACAGCTGCTACTTCCAACACAATCACAATTAATTTAGATTCAAATGTTGTTACTGAAACATCAACTGATACCTTAACAAACAAATCTATCGACCTTGCAAACAACACTATAACAGGTACTACTGCTGAATTTAATACTGCATTATCAGACGGTTCATTTGCTACATTGGCAGGATCAGAAACACTTACCAATAAAACAATTAGTGGTTCCTCTAACACGTTATCCAATATTGCAAATAGTTCATTAACAAATTCATCTATTACATTTGCTGGTGATTCCGGAAGTGATGGTGCTTCTCTTGGTGAAACATTAACTGTTGCTGGCGGTACAAGTATTTCAACTGCCGTTACATCAAATACAGTTACGATTAATCTAGGAACAATTGATGCCAGTTCAACAACGATTTCCAATATACCAAATTCAAGTTTATCAAATTCATCAATTACTTTCGCAGGTGATTCAGGAAGTGATAGTGCATCACTCGGTGAAACACTTACTATTTCAGGAACATCCAACGAAATAGAAACAGCAGTTACTTCAAATACAGTCACTATTGGATTACCAGATAGTGTTTCAATAACAAGTAATTTAACAGTAGGTGGAAATCTTACAGTCAATGGAACTACTACAACAATTAATTCAACAACCGTTGATGTTGTTAATTCATTTAGATTTGAAGGTTCAACTTCTGATGACTATGAAACAAATTTAACAGTTGTTGATCCAACAGCAGATAGAACAATTACTTTACCTAATGCAACTGGTACTGTTTCTCTTTTAGATAATACAGAAACACTATCAAATAAAACCATTTCAACTTTAACAGTTACAGGTCAAGCACACACAATTACAGATACTACTTCTGGTTCTTCCGCAGGTCCTGAATTAAGATTAGTTAGAGATATTACTGGTGCTGATGCAAACTATATTGGACAATTATTATTTGTAGGTGATAGTGATACAGGTGTTTCCAGAAACTATGCTAAAATAACAGGTAAAATTGGTGACGCTTCAAACGGGACTGAAGACGGTATTATTGAAATTGCACATATAAAAGGTGGTAGTCAAAATATTAATGTTCGTATGACAAGTACAGAATTTAAAATTATGAATGGTACGGACTTTGACGTAGAAACACATGACGGTTCATCAAACGGTTTAAGATTAGGTAATACACTTGTTACTGCTACCGCAGCGGAACTAAATCATTCAGATGGTGTTACAAGTAATATACAAACACAATTAGACGCCAAAGCAACCAATGCCTTTGCAATCGCACAAGCCGTTGCTTTAGGATAAGGATAAATAGAAGTATGGCAAACCCGAATACTAGAGAAACATTAAAACAATATGCTTTACGAGCACTCGGAAAACCAGTCATTGAAATTAATGTAGAAGATGACCAGTTAGAAGATAGACTTGATGAAGGATTGCAGTTTTTTGCTCAGTATCATTATGATGGTATTGAAAAGATGTATCTCAAGTATCAAATTACAGCAGCAGATATAACACGAGCAAGAGCAAACACATCAACAGTCGTAACAGACACAGCAGACAGTACAGTTTCAGCAACTTGGAAAGAAGGTACAAATTATATTCCTGTACCCGATAGTGTTGTTTCTATTTTAGAAGTTTTTCCATTTACCGACAAATCAAATCTTAATATGTTTGATGTAAGATATCAATTGCGATTGAATGATCTTTATGATTTCTCATCAACAAGTATTATTCATTATCAGATGACAAGAACACATTTAGATTTTTTAGATCATGTATTAGTTGGTGAAAAACCAATTCGTTTTAATCAACATCAAAATCGTTTGTATATTGATATGGATTGGGAAAATGATGTTAGTGCCGGTGAATATGTTTTAATTAAATGTTATCGCAAATTAGACCCAACTGTTTATACAGATATCTATAACGATATTCTTTTAAAAAAATATGTCACACAATTGTTTAAAAGACAATGGGGTGCTAACTTAATCAAGTTTAATCAAGTGCAAATGTTAGGTGGTACAACTTTAAATGGTGAAGTTATCTATCAACAAGCACAAGAAGAAATTAATAAAATAGAAGAACAGATTCAATTACAATACGAAACACCTGTCAACTATATGATAGGATAAATTATGCCTACAAGAAATTTATATTTCAGTCACGGCACCAGATCAGAGAGATTTCTATACGAAGATTTAATGATCGAGCAACTTCGTGTGTTCGGTCAAGAGGTTACTTATCTTCCAAGAACAATTGTTGCTAGAGATACGATTTTAGGTGAAGATGCTTTATCTAAATTTGAAGAAGCATATTCAATTGAAATGTATGTAGAAAACGTTTCTGGTTTCGAAGGTGATGGTGATATCATTGGTAAGTTTGGATTAGAAGTAAGAGATGATATTACTCTTGTTGTTTCTAAAAGAAGATTTGATTTATTAGTTGATCAGAAATCAAACACACTGGCACAAGATCGACCAAAAGAAGGTGATGTTATCTATATGCCTGTATTCAAAAAGATGTTTGAAATACAGTTTGTTGAAGATGAAGATCCTTTCTATCAGATTGCAGATATTCCATTATTTAAATTAAAATGTACAACGTTTGAATACTCACATGAAGCATTAGATACAGGTATTTCAGAGATTGATAATGTTGAAGATACACTATCAACTGATGTACTAGCACATCAAATATCATTAGAAGAAGGAGTTGGTACAACAGGTTCTCTATTATTAGAAACACCTTCACTATCACAATTACAATTAGATGGTACTGATACTCTACAATCAGACGCAGGTTCTGGATTAGTTTTAGATTCTGTTGATGGCACAAGTACCGATGCAGGTGATGATATATTACTTGAAGATGATTTAGGTGATTATAATTATCTCATACAAGAAGATTATAGTGTTGATAATAAAGATGATGGTGCTCAGAACTTAGAGTTTACACAAGAATCTGGACTAGATACAGAGTTTGATTCTAGTGATGATGTCTTTGATTTTACCGAAAGAAACCCTTTTGGAGAACCTACTAAATAGAACTAGGAGAATTAAAATATGTTAACAGATAGTTTTTACCACGAAGTTGTTCGAAAAACAGTTGTAGCCTTTGGTTCACTGTTCAACAACTTATATGTTGTTCGCAAAAACAATTCTGGTAAAGTGATTCAAAGAATGAAAGTACCATTAGCGTATGGTCCAAAACAAAAGTTTCTTACACGATTAGACCAAGATGCTGGTAGAACAGCAACAGACGTAAAGAAAACTTCGATCACATTACCAAGACTTGGTTTTGAAATGACAGGTTTGTCATACGATGCTACGAGAAAGTTAAATCGTGTACAAAAGTTTAAGAAAGTCAAAGGGGCAGATGATAAGTCGATGACATCTCAGTATATGCCTGTGCCATATAATATTGGTTTTACATTATATGCTATGGCAAAAAATTCAGATGATGCATTACAAATTGTCGAACAAATACTACCTTACTTTCAACCCGATTATACAGTCACATTAAATTCTATTCCAGAAATGGAAATAGTCAGAGATGTTCCTATTATATTAAATGATGTATCTTATGAAGATTCTTATGATGGTGATTTTCAAACAAGACGTGTTATCATGTACACTTTGTCTTTCACTGCAAAGAATTATCTCTATGGTCCTGTGACATCATCAAAAGTGATTAAAACAGTACAAGTTGATCAGTATGCAGATATGCCCGTGAATACACCAAAGAGAGAACAGAGATACACAGTCACACCTGATCCAATTGATGCAGACGGTGATGATAACTTTGGTTTCAATGAAACAACATCATTCTTCCAAGATGCAAAAGAATATGATCCTGAAAGTGGAACAGATAAGAATGTGTAATAAATTATGTCAAGCACTGATGATAAATTAAACGAAGTATTAGAAATCGCTGACTTACCAGAAAAAGTAATTAAAACAACACCAAAAGTTCCAAGACCAAAAGAGAATGAAGATGTTGACAGCGATTACAAATATAGTAGAGAAAATCTTTATAATCTAGTAGAACGTGGACAAGATGCCATTGATGGTATATTAGATTTAGCACGAGAGGGCGAGCATCCGAGGGCTTACGAAGTTGCAGGTCAACTAATTAAAAACGTAGGTGAAGTAACTGAAAAATTATTACAGTTACAAGAAAAGATGAAGAAGTTAAAAGATGTGCCAGACAAAGCACCAAAGAATGTCACCAACGCTTTGTTTGTCGGTTCAACAACTGAATTGAATAAACTTCTCAAAGGAAAATCATTAAAGACAGATGAGTAACACAGAGATTTATCTCGGTAATCCTAATCTTAAAAAGGCAAACACTAAGACTGAGTTTACCAAAGAACAGATTGAGGAACTTCAAAAGTGTATGGAGAATCCAATATATTTTATTGAGAACTATATTAAGATTGTTACACTAGATAAAGGTCTTGTACCATTTGAGATGTATAACTTTCAAAAAGAAATGGTTGATACATTCCATGATAATCGTTTTACAATCTGTAAACTACCTCGTCAGTCAGGTAAATCAACAACGATTGTTTCTTATTTAATGCATTATGTGATGTTTAATGATAACGTCAATGTGGCGATACTTGCAAACAAAAGTTCAACTGCTAGAGATATTCTCGGAAGATTACAACTTGCTTATGAAAACTTACCTAAGTGGATGCAACAAGGTGTTTTAAACTGGAACAAAGGTTCTTTAGAATTAGAAAACAATAGTCGTATCATTGCCGCCTCAACATCATCAAGTGCAATTCGTGGTGGATCTTTTAACGTGATATTCTTAGATGAGTTTGCTTTCGTACCGAATAATATTGCAGAACAATTCTTTAGTTCAGTTTATCCTACTATCTCATCAGGAAAAAGTTCAAAGGTAATGATTGTATCTACACCTCATGGTATGAATATGTTCTATAAGTTATGGAATGATTCTGTCAATAACAATAATAGTTTTAAAAATATTGAAGTACATTGGTCAGAGATACCAGGTAGAGATGAGAAATGGAAAGAAGAAACAATTAAGAATACAAGTGAAGCACAGTTTCGAACAGAGTTTGAGTGTGAGTTTTTAGGTTCTGTTGATACATTAATTAATGCATCTAAATTGAGAATGTTATCTCACAATCCACCGATTAAATCTCATTCAGGTTTAGATGTTTACGAAGAAGTAAAAAAAGATCATCACTACATGATGACAGTTGACGTTGCACGAGGTGATTTAAATGACTATTCAGCATTTGTTGTATTTGATATTACACAGATGCCTTATCGTATTGTTGCAAAGTATAAGAATAATGAAATTAAACCTTTAGTGTTTCCTAATATCATCAATCAAGTTGCAAAGAATTATAATCAGGCAGAGATACTGGTTGAGGTCAATGATATTGGTGGTCAAGTCGCAGACACATTACAGTTTGATTTAGAATATGATAATATGATTATGGTATCACAACGAGGTCGTTCAGGTCAGATTGCAGGTTCTGGATTCTCAGGTAAAGGATCTCAAATGGGTCTGAGAACAACCAAGGCAGTAAAGAAAATTGCTTGTTCCAATCTTAAACAGATGATTGAATCAGACAAATTGATTATTAATGACTTTGATATTATCGCAGAGTTATCGACATTCATTCTCAAAGGTACATCAAAGTATGAAGCAGATGACGGATGTTCAGATGATTTAGTTGCGTGTTGTTTATTCTTTGCTTGGTTAACTACACAGATTTACTTTAAAGAATTGACAGATAATGATCTAAGAAGTCGTATATTTGAAGAACAACAGAATCTTATAGAACAAGATATGGCACCGTTCGGTTTTGTTGATAATGGTATCGATACAGAGTTTACAGAGGATACGATTGATGAATATGGTGTTCGTTGGACACCTGCAGTGCGAAAAGGACTGTAAATTTTGATTATTATAAATAGTCGTATAATTACTAAATTTAGTAAATAAGGAGAACAGACAATGGCATTTTTAGTATCACCCGGTGTTCTCGTAACTGAAAAGGATCTAACAAACGTAGTACCTGCCGTAGCTACATCAATTGCAGGC